CTTCTTTGGTAAGAATTTGGCTGATATTGAGGCTGGAACCGATGCTCATAAACTAAGAATGTCGATTCAGCCAATACTGGCTAATGTGGCATTTACTACACTACAGGGCATGAGGTCTGCTTCTGTAAATGGCGCTTCAGGACTTGGAGCATTGAACGAGAGAGAATACCAAGCCTTGCAGGATTCATGGGCTGGTGTATCTCAAGCAGCAGATAAGGAAAGTCTACTTAGGGCGCTAGATGATATCTTGGCTAGGTCTAAGGGCTATTATAATTCCTCCTTGGAACTCTATAGCGACACCTATGATGGTGAAGAATTCGTATTTGACACAGGAATAGACCGAAGTAATAAGGTGGGTGTTGATGTTCACGAAGCATATATCAATGCTGAAAAAGAGGCTCGGTATCAAGCATACCTAGAGGGCAAGAGTAAATGAGTGAACAAGGCGCAATCAGCGAAGAAGAAGAATTTGAGTTTAGGTTGAGATCTGAGCAAGAAGCAGCACGATCTAAGCAGCAACCTGCTGACGCGCAGACATTGCCCGATCAATTAATGGGTTACGGTCAAGATGCGATGAGCGCCTTGACCGCCCCCGTCAGAGGCGCGGCTCAAGTCTTTTCTGGCGCAGCCGGTGATATTGGCGCTCTAATTGGATGGGATGCACTAAGAGACAAAGGCAGAGAGAATAAAGCGTATTTTCAGGAAGATGAAAAGCGGAGAATGGAGGCTATCACTAGCTTGCCTACGTATATCGGAACCTCTTTGCTTGCTGGCGGTTATGCCACGAAAACACCCGCAGCAGTATCAACGGTACTAGGAAAAACCCCTCAAATGGTCAATAGCGCACTTGATACTATTGCGACCAAAGGCCCACAAATCGTCAATTCTGCCAAGGGTTTGGGTAAAAGGATGATTGAGGGCGGATTAACAGGTCTTGGGTATGGCGCATTTACCCCCGCTGAATCAGATGAGCAGAAGGCGGCGATTATGGTCGGTGGCGGGTTATTTGGCGC